GGATTTTGCCGACCTGTTGGTGCTGGCATCCGCTGATTACCGTGACACTGCCGGCGGAATATATAAAATTATGGCCGGCATCATAGACTCCGGCGGAGGCTCCGGCACCGTCCCCCAACACAGTCGCACCGCAGAGGTTTATGAATTCTGCCGCCTTAACCGGCTGTTTCGTCCGGTCAAGGGGCGCCGCGGTGGCGATCCATGGAGCGTCAACCGGCTGGACTACTACCCCAGCCGTGACGGCAGCAAACGGAAAATACCGGGCGGGCTGAATCTTTTTACCATCAACGTCACCTACTTCAAAGACAACCTCTCCCACAAGCTCAACATAGACCCCCACGATCCCGGCGCCTGGCACCTCCACAGCGAAACCGGCGACAGCTACGCCCGGCAGATGTGCGCCGAGTACCGGGACGATAAAGGCCACTGGGAATGCCCAAAGGGAAAAGATAACCACTTCTGGGATGTGGGCGTCTATCATTTGGCCTTGACGGATATGTTGCAGCTGAAGTTGAAGCGGCAGCCAGTAGATAAACCGGCAGCGATAGTGCCAAGAAAAGCAAGTTTTGTGAAAAGAGGTTTACTATGAGCGGAGGTGGTTTTGTGAAAAAATGGATGACCGTACCGGAAGTAGCTAATTATTTCAGCGTTTCCAGGCGTTACGTCTATACCCTTATTGAGCGTGGCCAGCTCTCCATCATCAATCTAGGGGGCTCAGTAGGCACCCGTGGAGTGCGAATAGCATCCGAATCAATCGCAAAACTCGAAGCCAGCAGCCGCATTGACCCATCACAATATGATGAGTAAAAAACATGCCCAACCACCATATAATGTGCATATCGTGTTTTCTGATGCCTTAGCGTGAATTAACTTATCCTTTTGTGTGCCGTATCCTCGGCACCATGTCAATAACCCCCCTCACATCAGAGCCAGCCAGCATCACTGCCGGCGACACCATAAGCTGGACAATCGCCCTGCCGGACTATCCGGCAACTGCCGGCTGGACTCTGAAATATAAAGCCGTATGCGCTGCCGGATACTTCGCCATGGTCAGCAGCGCCGATGGCGACAATCACATAGTCACTGCCGACAAGGCAACGACCGCCGCCTATGTTGCCGGTAGCTACACCCTTAGCCGCTATGTCGAATCAGCCACCGAGCGGGTCACCATTGACAACCTTACCCTCGAAGTCCTCCCCGATCTGGCAGCCAAGACCGCCGCCTATGATAACCGCTCCCACACCAAGAAAACCCTTGACGCCATTGAAGCGGTTTTGGAAGGCAGGGCCAGCATTGATCAGCAGGAATGGACCGTTGACGGCACTACCATAAAGCGTATGCCCGTTGCCGATCTGCTCAAATTCCGCTCCATCTATTTCAATTACTACCAGCAGGAATTGACCGCCGCAAAAATAGCCAGCGGCAGCGGCTCCGGCTCCGGCAAAATCCGGGTGAGGTTATAGCATGGGTCTGCTTTCGCGCTTAGCTGAAAAACTCGGCACCAAAACCGCCGCCCCGCCGGTCAATGTTCGCTCCACCGGATTTTCAGCGGCGGACTATTCCCGTGTTACCTCCAGCCTGGTCGGAGAAACCCGCCATATCAATGACATTATCCGCTGGCAAGGGCCGACGCTCCTGGCGCGTGCCCGGCAGATGGCCCGCAACAACCCTTACGCCGCCAAATTCCTGAAAATGGTCGAGGTCAACGTCTGCGGCCCGAACCCGTTCAACCTGCAAGGGCAAATCAAATCAGTCAAAACCGGCAAGCCGGACAGCGGCGCTAATGAACTGATTGAAAACGCCTGGTACAGATGGGGCCGGCCTGCCAACTGCGACCGCTACGGCAAAAGCTCACTGAAAGACATCTACCGTCTGCTGGCCCGCACCCTTGCCCAGGATGGAGAAATCCTCATCCGCCATCACGAAGGCCGCAACGCCGGTCAATTCGGCTATCAAGTCCAGCTGATTGACATTGACCGGCTCGACTGGGACCGCACCGAACAGCTCCCAGGCGGCGGCGCCATCTACTGCGGCATTGAACTTGACGCCGATGGCCGCGTGCTTGCCTACCACATCAGCAAGAAACGCCCGGCAGACTGGCAGCTTAATTTCCGCAGTCGTGACAGCGAGCGCATCCCCGCCAGCCAGATCACCCATGAATTCATACAGTGGCTGCCGGAGCAGGTGCGCGGCGTCCCATGGATGACTACCGCCATGCTCAACCTGCATCAGCTCGGTGCTTTTGAAGAGGCCGCCGTTATCGCCGCCCGTGTTGGCGCCGCAAAAATGGGATTTTTTGAAAAGAACGACCCGGCAGCCGAATACACCGGCGAAAAAGACAGCAGCGGCGCCAAGATCACCGACGCAGAGCCGGGCACCTTTGAAGAACTCCCCGCCGGTCTCACCTTCAAGGAGTGGAACCCGAACTACCCAGATGCCCAGGTCGGCCCGTTTATCCAGGCGTGTCTACGCGGCGTCTGCGCCGGTCTCAATGTCAGCCACCCCATACTTGGCCAGGACTTTTCCGCGGTGAACTTTTCCAGCCTGCGCGGCGCTACCCTTGAAGAGCGCGACAACTGGATGATGATACAAGACTGGTTTGTCGAGCATATCTGCATGCCGATATATGAACGTTGGCTGCAGAATGCCGTCCTATCCGGTGCGCTCTCCCTTAACGGACCGCTCGATAAATACTACTCCGTCTATTTCCAGCCGCGCCGATGGAGCTGGGTTGATCCGCTCAAGGATATCGAAGCCGCCACCACCGCCATTCAGTGGGGCTTGAAATCCCGCACCATGGTTGCCAACGAAAGCGGCCTTGATATCAGCGATATCTTTGACCAGATCGCGGCTGAAACCAAGCTGGCCGAAGATAAAAACGTCAGCATCACCCCGGAAAGTCCAACACAGGGAGGAACCACCGATGGAACAGCGCCAGATCAAACAGGCCAGTGATCTTCGCGGCCTTAAAATAGAGCGTCAGGTCAAAGTAGACCGCGCCGCCGTCGATAGCGACAGCCGCACCGTCCAGCTTGCCTTTGCCAGCGAAGCCCCGGTTGGCCGCTGGTTCGGCTTTGAAATACTCGGCTGCAAACCGGAAGAGGTCCGCCTTGACCGGCTTATGTCCGGCGGGCCGGTCCTTGTCAACCATGAGCCTGACGACCATGTCGGCGTGGTGGAATCAGTAACTCTCGGCAATGATGGCATGTGTCGCGCCACGGTTCGCTTCAGCAGAAGCGAAGATGGCGAGACAGTGTTCATGGATATTGTCGACGGTATCCGCCAGAACGTCTCGGTAGGCTACATAGTTCACGAGGCCGAACTTGCCCGCAAAGAGGGGGAGGAAAACTATTACCGGGTGACAGACTGGGAGCCATACGAGATCAGCATTGTCTCCATGCCTGCCGACATCAGCGTCGGCGTAGGCAGAACCGCAGAATTCACGCCGGTAGCCCCGGCGGACACCTCACACACAAATCACAAGGAGAGTATCATGGAAGAGACAAAAATAGACGTCACTGCCGAAAGAGCAGCTGCCGTCGCCATTGAGCAGAAACGCGTTGCCGATATCATGCAGGTCGGCAAGGACTACGCCACCCGCGGCGGCATGGAAATAGCCGCCGAACTGGTAGCCGATGGCAAAGCCACCGCCGACACCGTCCGCCAGCGGATTCTTGACAAAATCACCGCTGACCAGGCACCGTCCACTGGCCGTCAGCCAGAAACCCGCACCCCGGCAGTAGAAGTCGGCCTTCGCTACAATGCCAACTCCCTGCACGCTTTCAAGCGCTTCGCCAACCCGGAGCAGGCCGCCTATCGCGCCGGTCAGTGGGCGAAAGCCATCCTCCTTGGCGATCAGAAAGCCGAGCGCTGGTGCCAGGACAACAACATGCAGACCCGTGTCATGGTCGAAGGGACCAACACCGCCGGCGGCTACCTGGTCCCGGATGAACTGGAAAGCGGCATTATTGATCTCCGTGCCCAGTACGGAGTGGCTCGCCGGATATCCCGCGTCTTCCCAATGGGGTCTTCAACCCTCTCCATCCCGAAATGGTCGGCCGGCACCACCGCCTACTTCCCCAACGAGACTACCGCAACTACCGCCTCTGATGCAACGCTGGCACAGGTGCAGCTGGTAGCCAAAGAGCTGTCCGCCCTCACCCTCATGAGTCAGGCGCTTGCTGATGACGCCGTCATTGATCTGGCTGCCTTCCTCGCCAATGAGCAAGCCTATGCCTTTGCCGTCAAAGAGGATTCCTGCTTTATCGACGGCGATGGCACCAGCACCTACGGCGGCATCACCGGCCTCAAGGCGCTGCTTGAAACCGCCTCCATGGCTGGCATCTACACCGCCGCCACCAACACCGACACCCCGGCAGAGGTCATCCTTGCCGAGCTGAATTACCTCATGGCTAAGCTCCCCAGCTACGCCCGCACCGGCGCCAGCTGGCTCTGCTCCCCGGCCTTCGAGGCCGCTGTCCTTGGCCGCCTCAAGGCAGCTGCCGGCGGCAACACCCTTGGCACCATGAAAGACGGCATCCTGACCGTGCCGTTCCTCGGCTACCCGGTTAATGTTGCCGAGCCGTGCTACAGCTCTCTCACCGATGATCTC